TGCCCATGCATCGCCACCTGTCTGTCCGCTACTACTACCTATCTCTTTCATGAGTAGGTTGTTCTTAGAGATCATTTCATCGGCAGCCTTAAGTACCGCTTCGATCTTGGCATAATCCTCGGCACCTATTGCTGCAACACGCTTCAACACAGGACCAAAATCCTCCGCTTTGAGGGATAAATTCTGGAAGCCTTTTGCCTTGGCGATATATTCCTCGTTGAGGGCCTTCTCTTGTACCATCTTGGCTACCTTCTCGGCCTCTTCAGCGCGCTTTTGACTATCCTCTACCATTTTACGCACAGCTTCGGGTAAGCTTTTGAGGACATCTTCCTCGCCACTACCAGCACCATTATCTCCGCCCTTGGCTCCTTTTTCTAGCTCTTCGACTTTCTTACTAAGCTCGCCAAGAGTTTCCTCTTTCTCTTGCAGCTTCTTTTCTAGATCTGTAATCTTTGCAAACTCCTTTTCTAGAGGTGTACGTTGATCTTCGGGCAGTTCCTCTAGAAACTTCTTAATATCGAATGACACAGGATCATCTCCTTTCTTTTTACTAAACAGACTCTCTAAGCACTTCAATACTTTATCTATAATGGACTCTAACCCTTCGTTATCACCCCCTTCGGTATCTTTACGCTTATATAATGATACCCATGCTTCGGGATTATCCCCTGCAGTTACAAGATCAACTCTATCGATTAGTAACTTCTTTAGTTTTTTAGCCACGTTGCGTTTTCACCTCCTTACGACTGCGCCACCGTTACGGTTACTTCGTAGGTCTTCGAATTGGTTATATCAGCCTTTTCTACTACAACGAACTCCAGTGGTGTAGTTTCACTATCGCTAAAGTCGTAAACGTCTTTCCCACTGATCTGAACTTCTCCATTGTGCATGACCTGGCACTGTGGGTGAATGGTCCAGGATGGGGTCAACTCTTCGCGACTTGAACCTACGGGTAGTTCCAGTGTAACTGTTCCTGGAGTTGCACTACTGTCGATAGTACCAACAACATCGGCCTCCAGTGCGGGGTTTGCCGCCTCCAGAAAGTCAAATTCAGTGAGTACAATTTCTAGAGGGGTTAAAGCCACGTTCGACTTTGCATCATCTGCATGTATATCTACATCACATTCCTCTTCGGTCTCATACCCTATAGCAATCACAAACATGTCATAGATTCCTGTAGGGATGGTGATTGCAAACTTCCCCTTGACGTCTGCAGCTGTTACGTAAACAATTCCTGTTACCTGGTTAAAAAACTGGACTTCAGCCTCTCCTACAGGATCTGTGGTGTCAAAATCGGTTATCGTACCTGAGATTGTGTGTTTGTCCAGACGCCATAACTGCCGGAACCTCGTAAACCCTGCTAGTCGAACTCTTCTAGCCCAATTGCCCATTCCGATTGATCCTCCCAATTAGACCGTTACCTCCTCTCTAATGGCTTTTCCTTGTATGCTAAACATCGAGTAAGTTCCGTCCTTCACTTTTGCGAATACTTCGTCATCCTCGATGTAGAAGCCTACCCACCACCCTGTAGGTAAGGATTCCTTTGGAAGTCCCATTTTCTCTAATTTCTGGGGTGTAGACACAAAAGATTCAACTAGTTCCCCTACTGCTTCTCCTTTATGCATTACACCGCTATCGCGAAATGCTAAATTAAATAGGTACGCTGCATCCTCCAGATCCTCTATGTCTATTGTTTCGTTACTATGGTCCATAATTCGCTGACCACTCTTATCAACGGATACGTATGCCCAACCAAATACTAAATTGCGATCGGTATCTACTTTTGTTACAAAGGTAAAATCTTCATTGGCCATTACCTCACCTCCTGTGGCACACCCTGATTCATTAATCGTCCATCTACACCTGGAGATTTTTCTCCACCGTCTCCACCCTCATCGTTTACCTCATCCTCGTCCTTAGGCTCTTGGTGTTGATTTGGCCTTTCAGGCATTCCTGCGAGGTTTCTCAAAAATTCCTCTAGGTTGTCGTCTGGGAATAGGGGCATTTGTGCTCCAGAGAGTGCCTGAATATATCTTGCAATTTCGGTTAAACTAGGTGCCATAATTCCTCCAGCTACGAGTTTTGGGTAATTAGTTAAGCCTGGGAAAGCATTTAGTTTGAATAGTCGAGGAACTGCGTGTCGGTTAAAAATTTCTTCGATGGAATCTAAAATTGCTTCCAGAGCGGTGCTCAATAGGCTGGACTTTACGTCTGCGAGTGCGAAACTTCCCACCTTATCTCCACCTAACATAACAATATCTGCGAGCAATGTAATGGCAATACGCTGATCATAGCGATTTATAATTGCGTTAGTATCAAATTGTCGCCTACTTCCTGTAGATAGTAGTGATAAATCCCATCCAAACGGTAGTAAAACACCCTCATTTTGATCCCTACGGATATTCCTAACCAAGTTCTCGCCCTCGTTTCTCATTCGAGTAGCAAGTTCATCATGTGGATTCCAAATATCAACACTTTCAGGTGGCTTTAAAACAGGTAAACCTGCAAGATCTCGCTCAATCCCAATCCCTTCTATCTCCTCTATATGCTTCTTGAAGTACCACGGTCTGTAGGCATTTCGTAATAAGGAGCGGCCTTCTGGGTTGTTGTAGCGTGTCTTTGTCCGGAACAGTAACGATTTCTCTAGTGGAATTACTCTTCTATCGTAGTTTGGCGGTGCTGTCTGGATAGCTGCAAGTACACCCCCATCATCGATATCATCAAAGATCCACTCTTCGATAGTGTACTGAGCCCTTCCCGGTAACCTTCTCCATCCAATTCTCCCGTCGTCGTATTTGCTCTTACGCGTGGGATCATGTACATCTCCTTCACGTCTTTTATACACTTCTTCATGCCACGCAAAACCATAAGGCATCATAGTTAAAATCTCTGCTATTGTATCTACCCAGGTGGTGCTCATGTCGTTCATACACGATTCAAGGAATTCCCTGGCTTCCTCATCAACACGAGTAGTCCCACCGGCTTCCACTCTCCAGCTCGCGCGCCGTATTAATTGTTCGCAAACATACAATATGGAGCCTATTACAGGGTCATTACTCTCCATCTCTTGATATATTCTACCAGCACGAGGCCACCGTAGCTGAGGTAGGAACTCTTCGTAAACATACCCACCATATCTTCTGACACCTGTTGTACCAATTTCTGCAAAATTTGGAGTGTGTTCACTTGGTTGTGCCATCTTAAGCTCCTTTAGTACTTCTTGTCTAATGTTCTCTCGTAGCTCTTCACTAGATTCCTGTCTCCCTGCTGTCATTTATTCAATCACCACCTTCCCTGCCTGTGAGGCATCTCATCTCTCCATTGGACAACGGACACGGTGTACCGCCTATGTTTCATCTATTATCAATTTAACCTTAACTATCTCATATTCTTTTCCACATTTTCGCATTCTAAATTGGTGCTCGGCGTCGATCCAGTCTTCAAACGTAATGGCTTCATTGTGTGAAGTTCTCTGCGTTGGCGGGCATCTTCTATAATCAGTCCCATATAACCACCTCTTGGTCCTTTTATTTCTTATAGCATACATCATATCGCACCCCAATACGATTGTTGTTCCCCTACCCCTATGGGTAGTGCATTCTCGTGTACTTGGGTCTTCAACATACGAAATCCTCCACTTAAACCGTCCACCTGATCGTCGTGGATCCCTTTGGTAGGAAATAGTTCAATCTCATCTAGGAAATCGTTGTTCCATCTTCCGCGTACCAATTTGACATTTCCTCTTTCTGCAGCTGAGCTAACAGGATTTGCCCTTAGTATTTTAGAGCCCGTCTCACGGTTACCTCTAAAGGCGTAACCTTTAAGTACGTTACGAGCATAGTGATCGATTATCATTTTACCACTTGACCCAGGTTCTTCTTCCGCAAAGATTGAAACGCCGAAACCATCTCTTTGTGCCGTTGATTTAACTGCTGTTTCTGTTGCCTCAGGTGATTTACGAAAACGATTTATATCAAGGATGTAATAAATCCCCCGATGTTCGCCGAGG